CCACGGTTATTCTCTGGTAAACTCCTGAGGATATTTGCCCATGGGCTTTAACAGCGAAAAAAGTGGTGGCACCAGTTGTTGAGTCGAAACGAGCGGCTACAATTTCGCTATCGGGATCATCAAATCGAACATCCTCGTCCAAAACATATGTACCTCCTGTGGTCGAAGTAAAAGTCGAACCCTGCTTGATAGTAGGCAGGTAGTTGAGATCAGGAGCGGTACCATCACTATTCGCTGGTACCAAGACAAACATTGATAAAGTACCATAAGAACTGGGAGTTCCGGCGTATTTATATCCCAACGCTCTTGCATGATTTCGAACATTATTGTACTCGATCGCTGTTGTTAAGAAACTTTCATTAGCTTGATAATCTAAATAATAGGAAAGTACGTCCCCTACATATGCCACAGAATCAATTAGTAAAGAATTTATCGTTGATTGAGAAAAATCCTTCCATTGATCTGAGTAATATCTTTTGGCATGACTTAACAAATCGGCCTTTATAGAATCAAAATCTCGGCTAGTGTATTTTATAGGGGTGCTTTTTAATTTCGACATGTTTTAATACCTCTCTGAAAACTAAATAGTTTATATGAGGAAAGTTAAAGACTAATCGTCATTTCTAATACCTCGTTCAGAACCTGATTAGACACACTGTAATTAATTCTAATAGTAAGTGCATTTGAATCGATATTATCATACTTTATATCAATATCGTTAAGAATAACATATGGCATGTATTGACTAACTTGTTCCTCGATTTCTGCTGAGATAGAATCTGCTACTTCTTCTGATGCTTGTTCGAATAAATAAAGGCGCAAACCTACGCCAAAATTCATATCCATCACATATTCTCCGGGTGCAGTTAACAAAAGCATACGAAAATTCTGATCAATCGCTGCTGTGGCTTCACTATCACTAAATGATTCAAAGCCCATGGATCCTATGTTTAAAGGTAATACTAGTGATAAACTCATTTTTTCTTCCTGTCAAACAATTTTTGAAACTCATTCTTGCAATCTTTTCCATCGGCGTCAAACGGGTTGATATCAACAATCCTATAGCGCTGGAACCAATTAACTGATGAGTCTATATTCAAATAGGCTCCCGGTAAGATATTTTTTAGAAAATCTCCATAATCTTTTCTACTTCTTCCTTTTCTCTCTTGTTTTTCATCATCATCCGTTCTATAAGTTGAATTGAACATCTTTCGAAGACTTTTCTTTGATCGATCAAAGACCTTTGCTCTCCACATGCTGTTTACCGCCCAACCTTTGGAGTCTTCTCCTATTTCTGTTTCGGATTGTCCAATGGAAGGAAAAAATCCATTTAATGAATATATTCCCATTAAAGATACGTATGTCTTGGCCGGGAAACAGAAGTCGAATAATACTTTAAAATCCTCTTCCAAGACTAGTTTGTCAATATAACATTTCAGATTCTCACCAAAATTAGGGCCGTCTAGGTCTAATTCTGATATTTTTTTATCTACGATATTTTCTTCATATATAACCATGGGTATTGCTCGAGCAGTAGACGGGAAATCGATCTCGAGATCTTCTGCTAATTCTCTTGCGCTTGGGATGTGTTGGCCAATGATAGGGATGTCGCCAACTTTTTCATCAATTTTATCTAAAGCCTTGTAAAAACTATCTTTAAACTCCACCTTAAGGGGTGTTGGTGGAAACTGATATGTTCTTTCAAAATCTTTCCCGGGAGGGATTGCATAATCAAAATCAGCCGGAGGAGAATAAACTAAACGAACACCAAATTTGATACCAATAGAACCTTGGAGTTGATTTGCCATCACATATGCATCACCATAATAATCAGAAACATATTTTTCTGGGTCCAAATCTGTTCTGTTTCTTAAAATTTCTTGAAACTCTTGTATATTATAAACTTGACTTTTACCGTTTTTATCTGTTACTCTCAAGTATTTTTCTAAATAAAATATCCCGCTTCTTCCGATAGAAATAGAATCTTTAATTTTATCTCCTATAAAGTCTTTTATAGACTGTATAACGTCACTGGCTGCTTGCTCTAGCAGTTGCGGGTTAAAGCCTATATCAACTCCTTGAATGGACTCTGTGGCGGCCGCTCCCAAGCCATCTAGTAAGAAGGTACCTAGATTTTTGTAATCCGTGGGAACAGTGAAATTATGGGCCCCCACGGTCAATACCATTGAAGATAGTGGGTTCTCTGTTTCAACATTTCGAACAACACTAGGGATATCCCCATATATCGCAGGGTTCGATGTATCAACTTCAAACACTGGTTGTTCCATATCCATCTCTCCAGATCTCAAAGATGAATCGAACATGATTCCGTTTCGTGATAGTAAATATTTGCTGATGTTTTGAATATGAGGCCTAGGTCTTTGGTTAATTATTAATTTTTCAATAACAGATTTCATTTCTTTATCTACAAGCGCCCTAAGAATTGTTTTCGCGGCTGCTTGTGATTCATAAATTGATGCTATCTTAGATATTAAATTAATTTTAAATGGAGACAGAATGCCCATTTTGAAAAATGTCTCTTGCATTTCTGCACCTGAGAAAGTTTCTCCAATTTCTTGTTTCCAGTCTTTGCCATAGGCAAGGACAGCGGCGCCTAAAAGCATGCTATTAATAGGATTTGGTGTGGAGGTCAAGGATTCAATAGAAACTTCTCCAGTGATACTATCGGTGACTTGCATTTGATACTCTTGAATAGATTTTACTGCCTCTGCCAAATTTCCCCTTAAAAATGGATTGGGGACAAAATTTTGTTGAACTGCGTCTATGACCTTAAATGCATTTGTTAATTCCTCTGTTTCCTCTATTAGTTCATCATTTATTTGCCTTTGTACAACTTGTACTCCCTGTTCTAAGAATAACAAGTAATATGTATAACGCTCGACAATATTAAACCAAGAATCCTGTATAGAGAGTCCCTGTTCCAATTCCGACATCATGGCATCTAAAAAAGTATTATCAATGTTTAAATCACTCATTTCGACACTTCCAAACACCGGGAACGTCTTTAATACAAACTCTGTTACATATATCCTAATAGTCGAAATTACGACACCTTCCATGATTCCATGAGTGGCACTTGATGATATTTTGTCATAAGGATATTCAGTCCTACAGTAATTCGGTAAAGATAATCGTTCATCCATTGGAATATCATTTTCTAATTTCTTTGCGCGCTTAGAGATACCTGCCACATCAAGAAAACCAGTGTCTTTGTTTTCACATTGACTAACTTCTGATACAAAAGTACGAATCATTCCAAGCCAACCATTGTAGGTTGCTGGTTCAATATAAATCTTAGGCCTCTTGTAGGTTCCACCATGGATTGCTGGATCTAAAAAGTGCACTCTAGGGTTTTCTGTGGCGCTTTTACCTAACACTCCCTCATCGTTGTCATGAGTATATTCCCATGTATCTTCGTTCGCAGGGTCAGCGTCTGGGTTGACATATAACAAATCCATAAATGTTATGGCTTCTTGTACGTTGTATCCAAACTTAAAGCCAGTCGGGTCTTCTCCAGTGGGAGTATTTAACACTGATTTGACTACAAAATTAACTACATTACTATTAATTTCTTGGAAAGCAGAACTAATTGCTCTAGTGGTTTTTATTTTATCCAGTATCTTACTTTCTAAAAAAGATTTAAACACCATCGTTTGCATGGAATATTGTTCTGCATACTCGGCATATTTAAAATTATCATACTTTGATATAATTGAAGTGTCTGGGAAAACGTTTACAGAATCTATCACAACTGTTTTGCCTTTAAATTTATTCTCTAGGCCTAGTTTCTTCGCTTCTTTTCTGCTTAAACTATCATGATAAGTCTGAAATGTGCCGATGGTAATTCTTGGTGGGTTTGTGTGATTGACAAAGTATTTAAGATCAAATTCATATTCAACATCACCATCTCCATTTCCATTATCTTCAAAATGTAAAACAATCTCTGCATGTTGCTCTTCATCATCACTAGTTGTTGTTGGTAAGCGCTCACCTCCCGGTGATGCAAAAGAATCCAATAAAATTTTTGCACTATTAGCCGGCTTACTTTTATAAAACACTTTTTCTTCTAGCAACTTGTCCTTCATCCATATACCAACAGTATCGGGGAAAAATCCTCGCTGTCGTGATTTTTCCATCATCCACTTAATCCAAATGGGGCCGTTCTCTTTACGGAAATCCCAATCTATCTCTGAATTAGAGTAGTTCGGAAAAAATATGGGCGTATTAACCCTCATCTCATGTCCTTTGAGTCGAGCATTGTTCGTATCCCTTAAAATATTATTCAATACGGATTGTGGGCGACTTATTAAATCCATATAAAAATCTTTTTCTAAGAATTCAAAAAACCCTTTCATCAAATCTTCAGTAATAGCCGCTTGTTCTTCATCTTCATAGGTAATAATATTAGAGGACTGGTCTACACAATCTCCTTGGGGCTTGAGCATTTTTCCTAATGCATCACCCAAAAGACCCTCAGGGTTTTTTGCCATTAAATTTGCTAGATTCCCTAGATCTTCCTCTGCTCTGTTGTTTGCATTATCGACCATTCTTTGAGCCACATCGCAATCAATCCCAGAATCACACAGAAGATTTTTTCGATCTTCGTTCCATTGATCCCAATCTTCTTGAGTTAAGCAAATGGAGCTATATATTGGACCATCTTCCGGATCACGAAGGCGGTCTCTCAATGCGTCCCTTAATTCTGGTGATATATATGCTTTTGTACCGTCAATCAGTCGACCAACATCGCTCGGTGTTCCCATATAGTCGGCGAACTCTGGGCAAAATGCATTTACCAGATCTGCTATTTTTCTTAAAGTGGCTTCATCGTTTTGTCCCGGATTGGCAGTAAACAACTCCAAGTAGTCCTTCTTTGACATTGTTGAGTTTAAAACTTCATACAAACAATCAAATGAATCATCGCTGACATTTGGATCCACACCTGATGCTTTAAATAAATTATTTTTTGTATTTCTTAGATCCTCGTCATCTGCCTCCGGACAAAATGCGTCTCTCATGGCATCATCTAGTGAATTAGGAGAAAACAAATTTCCGATTCCTTTACCAATTGCATTAATGCTCTTGCATATACCTTCGTCCAGAGTTTGGAATAATTTTACTATTATTTGAGACATCACTCCGATAATAGCATCTTCAAACTTTTTACGGAAAAGACCCTGCATTCTGTACAATAATTTGTTTTGATTATTAAAGCCTACAATCATTGCTTCATAACTTGGCTTGAATTGTCCTTTGACCTTTGTGGGTTCTGGGAATTTAATCCCAGAACGGAAACCCCCGCAAGTTTGTAAACTTAAAGTGCTTAGAAAACTCTTAACAGGAGGATCAAAAAATCCTTGGTATGAGCATCTAGCAGCAGAGATTAGGTCACCAACAATTTCGGACCCCGGGAATCTATCCAAAATATTTAAAATTTCTGTAACATTATACATGTCCATCAAGTATTGTATATAAGTATTTATTATCAATTCTTGAGCATTTCCCAATGCTTTTCCATAAGTACCCGGATGATTATTATCCGGGTCTCTTCCTGTGGCTATTCTGTCTCCACTGCGGAGATTTGCATAGGCATTAGCTAGTTCTTCCTCTGAAAGTTCTCCGACTCGTTCTCTGAGTGTTGCTTCTGCATCGTTCTCCGCTTTGATTCTGGCGTTTTTTGCATTTATTTTTGCCACTTCTGCATCGTATTTATCTCTTGCCGCTTTCTCAACATTGTCGAATTCTTCTCGTAGTTTTTCGTTCATTTCAAACAATATTAAACTGGCTTCGTCTACTGTTACAATTGATACCCCCAGTGTGGTTGTAGTATAATCATACCACTCTCGCCAACTTTCATTTGAAGGGTTCCAAGAACGGATTCTTTTCTCCTCCGTAGTGAGACTGGAGCCTGCTCCTAATACTTGCAGTTCACCAACTGTATATGGATTTGATGTGTCTGGGTTTATATGATTTGCGTCCGGTACGTAATGATACAGCCTCACATATTCATACCACTGGTCTCTAACTTCAATGGCTTGGGTCTCCAAGATAGCGCCGGTCTCGCGATAAAAACCCTCTTTCGCGGTTTCATCGATATACTGTCTCCAACCGGCCTCAATTGTTTCTTTATCAGAGTAATCATCTAAATTTGGATCAGGAAGTGTGAAGTCATACTCTGGAATTGCAATAGGTTCTTCTGGTTCTGGATATTCGGAGGACCAATCATATCTGACTGATCGTTTTGTGCCATCATCATTAACATGTTCTGTTCCTTTAGCTAATTCAACACAAGTTAGGTGTTGTCTTTCTAACGTCAATTTTCTATTTTGTAAATTCTTTTGAAACTCCGGGTCATCCCATGCACTTTTCAGTGCTTCATAATTATCAGCATCCGGAGATGGAGGTTGCGGTAGTGTTTGGAGTAGTTGGTAATAAG